GCTTGGCATTACCCGCTTTTTAAGTTTGGTAATAACTCTGCTGTTGGCAATAGCTTAGAAACTATATGGTCTGAAGGTGGCTTATATAGTTATTTAACTTCTGCAACCGTCCTTAAAGTTTCTAGTTCCTCGACAGATGATACTTCTGCTGGCACCGGAGCAAGGACGGTTCAGTTGTATGGCCTAGATGGTGACTACAACGAAATAACTGAAATTGTGACCCTGAACGGGCAAACCGCAGTCAACACAACCCAATCGTTTTTGAGGATTAATCGACTCATTGTTCGCTCTGCGGGTTCGGGGGGCGCAAATGCTGGAGTTATTTACGCGGGTACAGGAACGGTAACGACTGGGGTTCCTGCAAATGTATACGCAAGCATTAATGGAGTTACTGGTTCAAATCAAAGCCTAATGGCTCTTTGGACAGTGCCTGCGAATTACACAGCGTATATGTTTCAGTACGATATATCGAATGGAACTACTTCCAATACCCCTGCGGTATGCAAATTAATTTTGTCGGTCAGACCGTTTGGGGAAGTATTCCAGTCAAAGGACGTTAAGTCTTTGACAACAGGTATGCACGTCGAAGAAACCTTTGCGGTTCCGCTAAAATTTACAGAGAAGTCAGATATCGAAGTACGGGCAATATCGTCATCTGGTTCCGTCGATTTCGACATTTCTGCTGCGTTTGAGATTATCTATATTTGGAACGGTAATTAATCATGGCTGAGACGCACGCAAGCAAGGCGTTAAAAAAGATTGAAATCCATGAAGCAGAGTGCGCTTTGCGGTATGAGGCGATTAATGCACGGTTAGAGGCTGGATCTAAGCGTTTCGACAAGCTCGAAAAAATGATTTGGGGCATCTACCCGCTGATGTTTTCCTCACTTTTAGGAATCATTGTTGCGGTGTGGGTGAAATGACGTTTAGTGATTGCAGAAATATCAGCAGCAATCGCAGCGGTCCAAGCCGTCAATGGCGCGATACAAACGCTCAAGGAGGCAGGAAATAACGCAGGTGATCTATCGACGGTTGTAGGTCGGTGGGCTGAAGCGACGGAGAAGGCGCAAGAAGCTGAGAAAAAAGGCGCTGGCGTCATGTCGTACAAAGAAGCTCTTCAGATGGAGAGCGTCACTCGGCAGCTAGCTAATTTTGACAGACAGTTGCAGGATATCTGTCTGATGCAGGGGCAAGGCGATCTGTACCGTTCGATTAAAAAACGAATGGAGGAAAGCAAGTTAGCCCACGAAAAAGAATTAGCGAGGATTAGGGCAAAAAGAAAACAGTTTAGAGAGGCCATGAAGCTTGCAGGAACCATCGTAGGATGGGGGGTTGCGTTTCTTTGCATTGTCCTGCCGGGGCTTTATCTGTACACGAGATTCTGGAGATGATTCTCGCGTTTATGCTGGTGGTATTGGTTGATGGTGAAGTTAGAAGCACGCCTGAGATGGTGTTTCGCAACATTAATAGGTGCAACTTCTTCGCAAACAAAATTGAACGAGGGACTGGTTATAACCCTCAATACCGAATAACGGCGTTTTGTGAGCCGATCATGGTGCCTGAAGCCACTAAGTTCTGGGATTAGTGATGAATAAAGAAAAAGACAACCCTGAAGAAGTCGAAGAAACCAGCGAAGTACCGCCGGTTAGCGAATACGAGGACAGGCTATGAAGTTCGGTGCAATCAAAGGGCTAATCGGTGCAGTCGCCCCAACGATAGGGCAGGCGCTGGGCGGTCCTCTAGGCGGCACTGCAGCACAAGCCATCGCGCAAGTCTTAGGATGCAAGCCTGATGAGAAAAGCATTGAGAAAGCCGTCCAGAATGCGACACCAGAACAGCTTGCGGAGATCAAGAAAGCGGAACTGGACTTTCAGGCACGGATGAAGGAATTAGACGTTGACGTTTTTAAGCTTGAAACAGCAGATATCCAACATGCGAGAGAGGCTTTCAAAGGTGATTGGACGCCCCGCTTTATCGCAATTGCGTGCGTTCTTTTCTTCGGCGGCTACATTGCTTTGGTCACGATACAAGACCCTTCTGCTAACGACGATGGCATTGTTAATCTTGTTCTGGGCTATCTCGGGGGTATTGTCTCATCTATCATAAGCTTCTATTACGGCGCATCGCATAAGCACGAAAAATGAAAACAAGCGAAGAAGGTAAAGCATTAATCAAAAAGTTCGAGGGCTGCGAGCTGAAGGCATATTTGTGTCCAGCTCAAGTCTGGACGATTGGTTATGGCCACACGGCAAGCGTAAAGGAAGGAGACGTTTGCACTCAAGAAGATGCTGATCGCATGCTCGCAGAAGACCTCGAAGAGTTCGAGGGCTATGTGCGTGAGGCGGTAGATGTGGCTCTTGAACAAAACGAGTTTGACGCTTTAGTCGCTTGGACCTACAACCTTGGCCCAGGGAACCTGCAATCATCAACCATGCTCAAGCGAATAAATGAAAACAAGTTTGAGGACGTACCTAGCGAAATGCGCCGATGGAACAAGTCGGGCGGTAAGGTGCTTGACGGTTTGGTTAGGAGAAGAGAAGCCGAAGCGTTATTATTTCAAGGGATGCCTTGGGAGAATGTTTGATTATGCCTCTTCAAAGTTATCAGTTTCAGCCCGGAATCAATAAAGAGGGCACCAGTCTCACTGCAGAAGGCGGTTGGTTTGACGGCAATCTTGTTCGGTTTAGAAAAGGTTATGCTGAAAAGATAGGGGGCTGGGAAAAGTACATATCTGTATCCTATCAAGGGACTGGCAGAAAACTCCATGCTTGGGTTGACCTTGATGGCACAAAGCTTTTGGGTCTTGGCACCCGATATAAGCTTTATATTCAAGAAGGATCTAGCTATAACGACGTTACACCGATTAGAGAAACCACGGCAGCAGGCGATGTCACATTTGCTGCGACCAATGGATCCTCTACATTAACTGTTACTGACACCAATCATGGTGCAAACATTAATGACTTTGTTACGTTCAGCGATGCTGTCAGTTTGGGTGGCAACATTACGACTGATGTTCTTAATCAAGAATATCAAATCGCTACAGTCCCAAGCGTCAACACTTATACCATTATTGCAAAAGACACATCTGGCGTTACCGTAACTGCGAACGCTAGTGACACCGGCAACGGTGGCGCTTCTACTGTTGGTGCTTATCAAATCACGGTTGGTCTAGATGTATTTGTAGATGGTACTGGTTGGGGATCTGGTGCATGGGGATCTGGCGCTTTTGGATCAACGTCTTCTTTGACGGATGCTAATCAGCTTCGCCTTTGGTCAATGGATAACTTTGGCGAAGATCTTATCTCTTGTCCTCGAGCAGGCGGTATTTACTATTGGGATAAGAGCAACGGTTTAGGTACTAGGTCCATAGCTCTAACCGCTTTAGCGGGCGCTAATCTTGCTCCGACTAAAGGTCTTCAGGTTCTTGTTTCTGACATTGATCGACATGTTCTTGTTCTAGGTGCGGATCCCATTGTTAATGGCGCAAGGACAGGAGCCATTGACCCGTTATTAATTGCTTTTTCAGATCAAGAAAACGCAGCTGAATGGGAGCCAACATCTACCAATACTGCCGGTGACCTTCGATGCTCTGCAGGTTCTGAAATCATTGGCGGTATAAGAGCTCGTCAAGAAACGTTGATATGGACTGACGCTGCGCTGTATAGCCTTCAGTTTATAGGCCCTCCATTTACTTTCGGCTTAAACCTTATCAACGAAGGCGTTAGCTTGATTGGTCCTAACGCCATAGTGAATTCTCCCGCCGGTATCTTTTGGATGGATAGGAAGGGATTCTATCGGTACTCAGGTGCAGTAGAAAACATTCGCTGTACTGTTCAGTCTTATGTCTTTAGTGACTTTGAAGAAGGTCAGGCATACCAAGTCTTTGGCGCTTTGAATAAACAGTTCCATGAGATTACTTGGTACTACTGTTCTTCTGGAGAAACGGTCATTGATCGTTATGTCACTTATAACTATCAAGAAAATACGTGGGCGATTGGTCAATTGTCTAGAACCGCATGGCTTGATGAAGGCATATTCTCTAATCCAATCGCTGCTGGTAAGAATGGTTCTGATTACCTTTACTTTCATGAAGTTGGTAATGATGATGACGGAAGCCCAATGACTAACGTCTTTGTTCAGTCTGGAGACTTTGACTTAGGCGAAGGCGAAGACTTTCAGTTCATTAAGCGAATGATTCCAGACGTAAAGTTTGATGGTTCTGGCGGTTCCGATCAAAGGCTTAACGTTGTGTTGAAGGTTAGGAATTATCCTGGACAATCTCTAACGGCGGATCAGACCTCTGCGTTTAGTTCTAGCACCACCAAAATTGACATGAGGGCCAGAGGCAGACAAGCTGTTCTTAGGTTTGAATCTGATGACGATGGAAGCTCTGTAAATCAACTTGGTGTAGGGTTTAGAATAGGAAACACAAGGCTTGATCTGCAGCCAAATGGAAGGCGCTAATGGGGAAATTACTCCAAAACAGACTTCCTTTAGCTATGGGTCAGGAGGTTACGCCTGATACGTTTAACCGTGCTGTACGTGTTCTTGAACTTAACTTAAATGCTTTTGATA